GTGCTGATCGAAGCCAATCGCGATCTCTTCCTTGATGCGCTGGCCGTGCCGCCGCTTGTTCTGCCGCATGGCATCACGCTCAAAATCCCGGTCATTGCCGAAGAGGCCAGCAACACCGATCTGTTGCCGCCGTGGAAACGCAAAAATCCTGTTTATGGAGCCTGATATGGATGAACGACTGATTTCCACTCTTAGGTTGCTGGCCTTTTTAGCGGGAAGTGTTGTCGCCGCAATTGCGGCGATGATCGTATTGCTGTTGATTTCTATCTTCCGCGACATTGGCTTGCCTATCCGCACGGCGTTGGCGACAGACTGCTGTTTACGAACGATCTGCCAAGGTCGTTACAAGACGGTTTTCACATGACACATCGTTATCGTGTTGACCGAATTGAACATCTTTCTGAAATGGCAGGTGCGGCATGATCTCGGAAAGCATCCGCAGACGCATCAATGCCTTGCGCGAGCGTACTACGGCGCGGGGTTTTACTGAGGCAGAGGCTATGGAAGCCGCTGCCAAGGTAGCCGAGCTGATGCGCGAACATGGCCTGCACGACAGCGATCTGGCAATGACACAGGAGGCCGCCGCATTGAATGGGGCGGTTCGATCTGCTCGCGCTTCGCTCTGGCCGGTCATCGCCCGCTGCACGAATACGGCGGCGCTGATATCCAGTTCGCTGGATGGACGTGTCATGATCTATATCGGCAAGGAACCGGGACCGGAGATCGCCGCCTATCTTCACGATGTTTGTGATACTGCGATCAACAATGAGGTGAAGCGATTCAAGAAGGGCGATTTCTATCGCCGTCGCCGCTCGACGGCCACACGCAAGCAGGCGGTTGTGGATTTTACGACAGGTCTGGTTGCCAGCTTGAGCGGACAACTTTTCCAGATGTTCAAGCCGAGCATTTCGGCAATCGAATGCCGGAAAGCGCAGGAGGAGCGTAACCGCCGTTATCCTGATAGCCGCAGCGTTAAAACGACATCGCACAAAACCCGCTTCGACCATGCCCGTTATGCAGGCGTGGCTGCGGGCGAGAATGTCAATATTTCACATGGGGTACGAGGCCGGGAGCCGCAGCGACTGATTGGCGGTGCAAAGTGAACACATACGCCGTTATCAACATTGCCCGCAGTCAGTTGGGCATGGATGAAGATACGATCCGTACGCTGTACGTACGCATTACCGGCGTTAGCTCGCTACGCGCCATGTCGGAGCGTCAGCGCCTTGCCGTGGTCGATGAATTGAAGCGCCTGGGCTTTAAAATGAAGAAAAGCGGCAAATCGCTGCCGCTTTCTACAAAACCATATGTCCGGCTGGTTCATGCGCTCTGGCGTTCATGTCATCGCAAGGGCGTCATCAATGACGGTTCCCGTACCGCTTTGCGCACATTCGTTAGAGGTCATTCTACCGTTGATGATCCTGACTTTCTAACGTTTGAAGAGGCCAATCCCATCATTGAAGCGCTTAAAGCGATGGAGGCGCGGGGATGATTTTATTGGCAGACAGCTTTTCCAAGCTCTTTGTGTTCGCCGCGCATAAATGCAGCGTGATCAAGAAGACTGACGGAAACGAACTTTCCCTTTGGGCGTCCGGCTTGGTTCAGAACAAGGCAGATATATTCACCAAAGCCACGTCTGTTCGTGCCATCATCATCAAGGCCGACCCAAAGACTGATGCCTTGCGACCACATAGCGTCCCGAACCTTCTTTTCTTCTTTAATCTTCTCAAGCCCGGCCTTTTGCCAATCGGCAAGCTCGGTTTCCGCGAATGCCAGCGTCGGCGTCAGAGCGAGCAATCCGGCTATGAGTGCAGTTTTCATGAGTATCGCATCCCCGTTTCCATGCCTGTTCAAATAGCAGTTGCAGGCCATTTTGAGCAATCGTTTTTAACGGGTGCGGCATGAGTGATCGTCGCGCATTGCCAGCTTCGATAGAAGAGATCGCGGAAACGATTGGGGTTCGTCTTGCCCTTAAAATCGTGCAGGTCTATGGTGGGAGTGAAGCATATTTCCCGAAAAAGCCGAATGAGGACCATCCTGTCATTCAGGCTCTTGGCAAAGAGGACGGATATGCGATATGCAATTATATGGGCGGATCGCTGCTTTCGGTTCCGCATTGCAAGCCACCGCGCAACGCGCTGTCCGCAATCCGGCGTCTCGAAGCAGAGGGGCTGTCCAGAAGTGAGATAGCCCGCCGCCTTGGTATTACACAACGCCATGTGCGCCGGGTGGCAAATGCGCCGCCATCTGCACCCAACCAATTCGATTTGTTTGCAAATGATCAATGACCGGACCTCATGTCCGGTCATTTTGCTTTTAAAGACCGGCCAAAGTCCTCGCACATCTTTTAATCCGCACCGCGAGGCGAAATGTCCACGATCAAGAATCCCACGACTTTCTTTTCCTATCTGCGCCGTGCGCCGTTCGGCAATCGCCTGAGCCAAGCGCAGGTGGACGGCATTAATGTCATCCTTGATGTGTGGAATTACTATCACCTGACGGATCGCCGCTGGCTCGCCAATATCCTTGCGCAGATTTTCCATGAAACAGGCGGCCGCATGCAGCCGGTTCGCGAAACGAACGCAAACTCGGACGCACAGGCGAAAAGCCGTCTTGAAGCCGCGTGGAAGGCCGGAAAGCTGAAATCGGTCAAAACGCCTTACTGGCGCGATGGATTTTTCGGACGCGGCTTCATCCAGATCACGCATGAGGAAAATTATGACCGCCTCGGTGATCGACTTGATATTGACCTTGTCAATAATCCCTCGAAAGCGCTCGATCCGCTCGTCAGCGCCCGGATTGCCGTGGTCGGTATGACCGAAGGGCTTTTTACCGGCAAAAAGCTCTCGGACTATTTCAATGCAAAGGTTGATGATCCTGAAGGCTCCCGCGCCATTGTCAACGGCACCGACAAGGCCAAGCTGATTGCTGGATATCACAAGAATTTTCTTGATGCCATTGATGCGGCCAGTGTCGCAACACCTGTCGCGGACGCCAATATCGCTCTTGCCACGGCTGATGATGTGAAACCTTCTGCCAGCGGCTCTGTTAAGAGTCTGATCGGTGGTACGGTCGGCACGGCGGTGGCTTCCGCAATCGTCGGCGTTAACAATCCGTGGGCTTTCGGCGTGTCGGCTCTGCTTCTGCTTCTGGGGGCCGGTGCCGTCTATATGTTTGCTTCTGGCCGTTGGTCAGTCAATCGCTTGAAGGAGATTTGATGCTCTCATCCCTTCTGCGCTGGCTGACAGGTGATTTCATGGGCGCGCTGACCCGCGCCTATGAAATGAAGCTGAAGGCCGAAAACGACCAGCAGCGCCTTGTTGCGGACGCGGCCATTGCTGACATCAACCGCCAGATCGAAGAAGCGCGCAATGCCAAGGAAGTCCGGCTTGCGTCGGCAGTCTTCTGGGAGATGCGGCTGATTACGGCGGTGATTGCCGGTTGTTTTGCCATCCATCTGGTTCTGGTCACGGCGGACACCTGTTTCGCGCTTGGCTGGCGCATCGCCAAGTTTCCGGCCCCATTCGATGAATGGCAGGGCATGATCCTTCTTTCGTTCTTTGGAATTCAGGCGGTCGGCGGGGGCCTGAATGCGATTGCTGCCGCCATAAGAGGACGCAAATGACCGGCCCTGAAACTATCTTTGGCCTGAAGACTGCAACGCTCGTTTCATCGGGCGTTGCTTCCGTAATTTCCGTGGCGCTTGAATGGCGCTCCCATAGCCCGTTTACGGCAATCGGCTCCATCATTGCAGGTGTGTTCGTTGCAACCGTTGCAACCGAGCTCACGCTTGATCTGCTTGGCGTTGCGGATAATCCGGGAACGTGGGGCTATGCCGTCGCCGCTGCCTATGGCATCACTGGCCGCAACCTTATCCTATGGCTCAAGCAGTCGTCGGCCAATCCAGTGCAACTTCTAAAAGATGTTCTCGGCCTTGGAAAAGGCGGTGGCAAATAATGGCGAGCGATCAGGAAACCCGCCGCAAGGCCCGATCCGATTATGTCTATCGACGCATGTCGATTGCCACTATCGCGATGACACACAATGTCAGTCAGGCGACCATCGGGCGCTGGAAAAAGGCTGCGAAGGAAAATGGCGACGATTGGGATATGGCCCGATCCGCCGCCACCATTGCGGGTGAAGGACTGGACACGGTCATTTCCTCCGTGACGGAAGATTTTGTCATCATGGCGCAGTCGCTGCTGGATGAGGTCAAGAACAATTCCACCCTGACGCTCGACCAGAAGATCAAACACATGGTCGCGCTGGGTGACGCCATGGTCAAGGTCACGGCGTCGGCAGGTAAGCTCGCACCGAAGATTTCCGAGCTGGGCGTGGCGCAGTCCGTGGTGCAGCATCTGGTCAGCTTTGTTCAGGAGCAGTTCCCGCAGCACATTTCCGTGGTGCAGGAAATCCTGATTCCGTTTGGTGATCGCATCGCGAGTGCCTTTGCACCATGAAGCGCCCGAACCTGAAAGCCAAAGTCAGTGAGAAGGATTTCCGCGAATGGATTGCCGGGAAAGCCGACGAGCTTGCCCGCTGGGTTGACCTGTCGGTTTCGGCCTTTCCTGCCGATCCAAAGGCCAAGGCCGAGCGCCTGGCTAAAGTCCGTCATCCAGAAACGGGCTTTCAGTTCTTTCTGGAAACCTATCTGCCGCATTATGTGAAGGGCGAACACAGCCTGTTTCACAAGGCGATTTTTGCCCGCGTTCCGGAAATCCTTGCCGCCCAAAAAGGCGTTAGAGATTTGTTTATCGCGCCACGCGGTTCGTCCAAATCGACACATCTTTCGCTTGGTTTTGCGCTTTACTGCATTTGCTTTGGGCTTAAGCGCTACATTCTGGAAGTCTGCGACGTGTATGCGCAGGCCGCACTTCTGATTGAGGCGATCAAGGCCGAGCTGACGGAAAACCCGCGCCTGTCCTATGATTTCCCCGATGCGACCGGCGCAGGCCGTGTCTGGCGTGAAGGCGAGATCGTCACGAAAAGCAATGTCCGCATTGAGGGGCTTGGCGCGTTGCAGAAGCTGCGTGGTCGTCGCCATGGCCCTTATCGCCCCGATCTCATGTTCTTTGACGATCTGGAGAACGACGAACAGGTACGTTCGCCCGATCAGCGCAAGAAGTTAGAGACATGGATCAAGCGTGCCGCCTTGAAAGTCGGCCCGCCTGATGGCTCCATGGATGTGATCTGGGTTGGCACGGTACTGCATTATGATGCTGTGCTTGTCCGGGCAGCGAAGACGCCAGTCTGGCGGGTGGCAGAGTTTCAGGCGATCATCCGCATGCCGGATCGCATGGACCTCTGGGACAAGTTTGAAGAAGCCTACCAGAATGACGGCGAGGAAGCCGCCCGCGCATTTTACACGGCGCACAAGAGCGCCATGGATGCCGGTGCCGTTGTCAACTGGCCTGCCATGCAGCCGCTCGTCTGGCTCATGCTGGAACGCGCCGCCGATCATGACAGTTTCCAGACCGAATATCAGAACAAGCCGATCAATGCCGGAAGCCCGTTCAGCCAGCTCAAATTCTGGACGCTGGTTCAGCCCGATCTTATCCATTTCGGGGCGGTTGATCCTTCGCTGGGCAAGAAAGGCCATGGCCGCGATCCGAGCGCCATTCTCGTTGGCGGCTTCAACCGCTTGCATGGCACCATGGACGTGCTGGAGGCATCTATCCGCCGCCGTCTGCCGGATATCATCATTTCCGATATCATCACATTTCAGCGGCAATATCGCTGCCTGCTGTGGTTCGTGGAATCGGTGCAGTTTCAGGAGTTTCTGCGCACAACGCTGATGACGACCGCAGCAACGCAGGGTGTCGGCATATCTGCCGTGCCGATTATTCCTAACGCGGACAAGGATTTGCGCATTGAGCGTCTTCAGCCGCCGACCGCTGCCGGTCTGATCCGGCTCAATGCCACGCAACAGACGCTGATCGACCAGCTCCAGCAATGGCCGGATGCCGATCATGATGACGGCCCGGATTGCCTCGACATGCTCTGGCAGAACGCGCTGCTCTATGCAGGCGGCAGTCGCGCCAGCACGGGCGGAAGCGGAATGATGACCGCCGCTGGCAGCGGCAATACTGGACTTGAGGGATATCGCCTATGAGCCGTGGCAAGAAGAACCGGAAGTCGGCATCCTTTGCAGACAAGAGCCTGACGGCGACAGAACGCAAAAACCTGCCCGCCGAGGCGCGGACGCTAATTGCGGATGCCAGAAACGACATCACCATTCCGTTTTATAGCGGTGCGCTTCAGCATGCCGACGATACGCTGATCCAGCGCGGCGGCGGCGATGGCCTAAAAATCTATGATGAGATCAAGCGGGATACGCGGGCATCGGCCTGCCTGACCAAGCGCAACAAGCAGCTTGTCGCCCGCGAATGGGAAGTGAACGCCGCATCGGATAAGCCGCTTGATGTAGAAGCTGCAAATTTTGTGCGCGAGACTTTGCTCAATCTGCCATTCGACCGCATCTGCGAGGATCTGTCTGGCGGCGCGATCCTGAAGGGTTTTGCGGTTTCGGAAGTGGTTTGGAAGCGCGACGGCAACCGGATCGTGCCGGAACGGGTCATTACGCATGATCAGCGCCGTTTTGCGTTCGGGCAGGATTGGAAGCCACGCCTTTTGACCTGGGCGAACATGCGGGACGGCATTGATCTGCCCGACCGCAAGTTCATCGTCCACCGCCATGGCGTCGTCGGCAACAATCCTTATGGTCTCGGTCTCGGCTATCAGTTGTTCTGGGCCGTGCTGTTCAAGCGTGAAGGTGTGGCCTTCTGGCTTCATTTTCTTGACAAGTTTGCCGGTCCGACCGTCATCGCAGAAACGCCTTACGGTATGCTCTCCGAAGAGCAAAACCAGCTTTTGCAGAAGCTTGCCAGCGTCAAGACCAGTGCAGCCGTCACGGTTCCGGTCGGAACCTCGGTCAAGTTTCTGGAAGCGGCGCGCACAGGGGCGGTCAGCTACAAGGAATGGCTCGAATTCTGGAATACCGAGATTGCGATCTGCATTCTGGGCGAGACGCTGACCACCGATATTGGTACGGCGGGATCGAAGGCGGCGGCGGAAACCCATGCCAATATTCTTGATTTGCTGGTCGATAGTGACGCCGACCATTTGTCCGATACGCTCCGTGAGCAGCTCGTGCAGTGGCTGATCGACTATAATTTCCCCGGCGCTGGCGTCCCGCGCATCTGGCGGGTGCGTCCGAGCAATGAAAAGGACAAGGCCGAAACCCGTAAGGCCAAGGCCGAAGCCGCCAGTTCCGAAAATGCCGCCCTTGTCGAAATTCTTGTGACGGCTGCACAGATTGACGATGATAACGATGCGCGTGAATTCATCGTGTCGTTTGAACTGACCCACGCATTGTCGGAAACCGCGATTGACCGGCTTGTGGAAGCGCGTTTCGCCTTCATGGAAGGCGGCAAGCGCGCCCGCGATCTGCGCATGCAGGCATCGGAAAATCCGGTCTTTGCTGCACTTTTCGGCCCGGTTCAGTCAAAAAAAAACTCCATAATTCCGTAAGCTTTGCGGATGATCCCGATCCGGTCAGCGATATTGCCGGCCGGATTGAGGATTTGAGTTCTGCGCATTTTACGCGCCGTCTGAACGCAATCCGTTCGGCCCTTGATGCTGCGACGGACTTTGCATCGGCTGCGCGGTCTCTTCTTCAGCTTGCCGCCAAATGGACACCGGATGCGTTAGCAAATCTGCTTGGCGACGGGCTGGAGCTGGCGGCGCTCCATGGCCGAGAAGATGCATTCCGTGATGGTGAGCAAGAGGCGGGGAGCGCGACAGCGCGACAGGGATTAAAGAAACTTCCGAGCTTTGCTGAAGCGGATGTTTTCAATCAGCCGTTCCGCGAGCAGATTGAGTTTCTGCGCCAGAAACGCGCCAAGCCGACCAAGTCATGGCTTGATGCCATGCGCGGCACTCATGATCGCGCCTTTGTCATTTCGGGTGCCACCGACCTTGATATGATCGCGGATTTCCAGATTGCGATTGCTAACGCTGCCGAGCAAGGCCGGACGTTAGAAGATTTCCGCAATGAGTTTGATCTCCTCGTCTCCCGATATGGCTGGCAATATAAAGGGGAACGCGGCTGGCGCACCCGCGTCATCTTTGAAACCAATCTGCGCACCTCGCATATGGCCGGTCGGCTCAAGCAGATGCGCGACCCGGATGTGCTGAAGCTGCGCCCGTTCTGGGAATATATCCATGGTGATAAACGCCAGCCGAAAATCCCGCGTCCGCAGCATCTGGCATGGCATGGAAAGATTTACCGCCATGATGATCCATGGTGGGTGAAACATTTCCCGCCGAACGGCTGGCTTTGCTCCTGCGGTGTCCGCAGCCTGTCGTATCGCGATCTGACCAAACGCGGCAAGACTGGTCCCGATCCATCGCCTGAAGAACTTTTCGCGCCTGTGATCGATCCTGCGACCGGCAAGCTGATCGAACATCCGCAGGGGATTGATTACGGCTGGGATTATATGCCGGGTGATTTGTGGGAACGCGGCCTGACGCCGTCCAGCTTGCTGGATGAAGGGAGTGCGCTTCTCGACAATCCGCGCATGGCGGTTGAAATCGACCGTCCGGAACCGATTGATGATTTGCTGCAAAAAGCAGTTCCGCTTGCTTCAAAGCCTCTGAAAGAGGGCTTGAAGGCGGAAGATTACGTCAGCGCCTTCCTGAAACCGTTCGGGGCGTCTATCGGCAGGGCCGTGTTGTTTCAGGATAAGTCAGGCGCCAAGCTCCCGATCTCCGATCAGCTCTTCCGTGATCGTTCTGGCGCTTTGAAGGTGTTGAAGGGAGATCGCGCTACGGTCACGCCGCTTCTGGCTGAAGCGTTGATGGACCCGGATGAAATCTGGGTTGGCGTCGCCCGCAAGAAGGACCCGGTTTCGCCCGATATGGAAGAACTTGTCGTTGACCGGCGTTATATTCGCGCTGATCGGAAAACCGGCCTGATGGTGGTTTTCGAGATCGGGGAAAAGCTGTGGGAGGCCATCACGGCTTACAACACGACCGACAAGGCCGGTAATTCCGATCTAAGAACGCTGGATCGACGGCGTGGCGGCAAGCTCGTTTACAAACGACCGGCAAAATAAAAGGCCGGGGTGATCCGGCCTTGTGTCAGGGAGCTACCATGACCATCACCGGTCCTCGCGTTGCTGACAATCTCAATATAGTGCCAGAACAGGAAAAAGTCCAATGACCGGCATCAGCTACAAAACCACGATTGACGATGCTGATTTGCGTGAGAAGCTGGCCGAGCTGATTGGCAAGATGCAGCGGCCTATCGGCTTCTACAAGAACGTTGGCGAGCGGCTGCTTGAATCGGTCGACAACAATTTCGACAATGAATCGGCTCCCGATGGAACAAGATGGGCACCGTTGTCACCAGTCACACGAGATAGACGATCACGATTATACGGAAATGCCCCGATGACAATCCTGCGCGCTTCTGGTTACCTGAAGGAAACAATCAATTCAGAGGCAAGCGATACCGAAGTTCGGATTGGATCAGCACTTGCCTACGCCGCCATTCAGCATTTCGGCGGTGAATCGAAGGGCTATATGAAGGGAGCCGTCATTCCGGCCCGGCCTTATCTTGGCATATCGCCCGCCGATGAAGAGGAAATTTTTGCCATTGCCGAAGACTGGCTGACGGTGGAATGACGCCATTGATTTTTCGCGGCACAGAAGCATAAAAGATGAGCGGACGCCCGGAACTACCGATTTTGGATTTGCCCCGCGTTAGAGGCGCGTTAGAAATCGAATGAGAGGGCATGGCGATGATAGTCTGTGATGCAAATCGTAATCGGACCTTGAAACTCATCGCAACCTGACGCATTGTCGGCTCGCAGGCAGCTTGATGATTGACCGGACATCGCGTCCGGTCATTTTGTTTTCAGCCATCCCGCATTGTCGCTTCAGATCATTTCTGGAGCCGACATGCCGACCGCATCAGCCACAAATCCAACTGCCCGTATTGAGGTTTTCCGCCCCGGCACATTTACGCCGATGGAAGGCGCTGCGATCACCTATACCGCTGCGGACCTGAAGGCGATTGCCGACTGCTACGATCCCGAAACCGCACCTGCACCCTGCGTTGTCGGTCATCCTTCGACCGATGCGCCTGCCTACGCATGGGCGAAGGGCTTTGAATATGATGCCAGTACGGAACGCCTCTATGCGACTGTTGGCGAGATCGAGCCTGCTTTTTCGGAAGCCGTAAAATCTGGCCGCTATAAGAAAGTCAGCCTGTCTTTCTTCCGTCCCGATCATGCGGCGAACCCGGTTCCCGGCACATGGTATCCGAAACATATCGGGTTTCTCGGCGGTGCAGCGCCCGCTGTGTCGGGCCTGAAGAACGTCCAGTTTTCGGCGGCGGATGCTGCCGTAACGGTCAGCGCCGAGTTTGGCGAGCGTGGCTTTGAGGACACCGCCAGCATTTTCCGCATGATGCGCGATTTTCTGATTGAGAAATTCGGGCTGGAAGACGCCGACAAGGCTTTGCCCGCCTATCGCATCGAATGGCTTTCGGAAACCGAGATCGAAAAGCCGTCTGCCCGCCCATCCTTTTCAGCCCAGCCCGAAAACCCGAAAAAGGAGCCTGCACCTGTGACGCAGCCCAGCCAGCAACCTGACCCAGCCTTTGCCGCCCGCGAAGCTGACATTGCCGCCCGCGAAGAGCGCATCAAGAAGCGCGAGCAGGAGGCGATCCACGCCGACAACGTGTCTTTTGCGGAAAGCCTCGTCAAAGACGGCAAGCTTTTAGCCGCCAGCAAGGACAAGGTGGTTTCGCTGCTCGACGCGCTTCCAGCCGAGACCGCTGTTTCTTTTGCTGAAGGCGAAGCCGCCGTTCCGGTTTCAAAGGCCCTGCGCGACATTCTGGCAGCACAGCCGAAGGTCGTTTCGTTCGGCTCGCTTGAGCTGCCTGAAGAACTGGGCGCTGGCGGTACCGCATCCTTTGCAGCTGATGGCAAGGCCGTCGATGCATCCGACATGCAGCTTCATGCCAAGGCGATTGCCTATCAAAAGGCACATCCCGGCACTGCTTATCTCGACGCTGTTAGCGCCGTTTCGTAACCGGAGATTTTTGCCATGCAGTTTTTCCATTCAGTTTTCAGCGACACCATCACCGCGACCACAGAGTTCGACGCCTATGATCTGGTCGGCTTCGATGATGGCAAGGTGACGGCGGATGACGCGCCGGTGAAGGCCGTTGCGCTCAATCCGGCAACCGAGGTCGGTCTTGATGTCGCGGGCATGATGATCGGCACCGTTCGTATCCGCGCCAAGGGTGCCATTACCAAGGGCCAGAAGGTCGTTTCAGCCGCTGCCGGTGGCGTGAAAGCCGCCGCCGCCGATTCCGTCAATGCTTTCGCCCGCGCTCTGACTGACGCGGCAGACGGCGAATTCGTCACCATCCTCGTCAAGTAAGGACTGTTTCATGCCAAAGGCTCTTAATCAGCGTACCGCCGCCGTTGTCGATCCAATTCTTTCGACACATGCGCGTGGATATCGCAATTCCACTTTCATTTCCGCCGATCTGTTCCCGCGTGTTTCGATCCCCAACCGCTCCATGCGCACGATCCGTTTTGGCAAGGAAAGCTTCCGTCTGCTGAATACGCGCCGTGCGCCGGGTGCCGACCGCAAGCGCATCCAGTACGGCTATGCCGACGATCCTGTCTCGCTGGCACAGGATTCCCTTGAAGCGGTCGTTCCGACCGAGCATCAGGAGGAGGCTGAGGCCATTCCCGGCATTGATCTTGCTGCCGGTGCCGTCAACATGGTGCTCGACGTGCTCGACCTGACGCTTGAGGTCGATAGCGCCAAGCTCGCTCGCGATCCGGCGAAGTATGATGCCAACCACAGGCTGGCACTGACCGGCGCTGATCGCTGGACGGACCCGAACTCCGATCCGAAAGACGACATGGACGCCGCCAAGGAGGCTATCCGCCGCTCGGTCGGGCGCTATCCGAACACGCTGGCGCTCGGCCCGAACGCAGCAAATGCGCTTAAGAAACATCCGAAAATTCAAGAGCAGTTCAAGTACACGTCGAAAGAGAGCATTACGGTCGAAATGCTTGCGGCCTATTTCGATCTGAAGAAGGTCGTTGTGGGCGCGGCGGTCTATCTGCCGGAAACCGCTGACGATAGCGCTCTTGCTAATGATGTCTGGGGCGATGATGCAATCCTCGCCTATGTCCCGGAACAGGGCAACAATTTTCAGGTGCCGAGCTACGCCTACACCTATGAGCTGCTCGGCTATGCCCGCGCCCGCTATGCCGTCATCGAAACCCTTGCGCCCGACGCCACCCCTGCGCTTGTCAAAGGTCTGATCGGTGATGTTGCCCGTTATCGTCTGCGCGACAAGTCGGGCGGTCAGGGACAAGTTTCGGAAATCGTCAAGGAACGTCACGATGCGGCGTTAGCCAATATCAAGGCGGTTGCCACCGGCAAGTTTGAGCTGCCAATTGCTGGCGAGCCGGTGAATGGTGAAGCCGGGTCGAGCCGCGTCGGCGCGATCATCCCGCCTGCGCGTGTTCCCGGCATTCTTCAGGGGTGGCGCTGATGACAGACAATCTGCGCACCGTTCGCCCGCCACTGGTCATTGAACAGATTGAAGACGCGCTTCTCGTTGTCCTGAAGGAAAGCGTTTCCGGCCAGTGCAAGGTTGAGGTCTTTCCGAACGACCCGAAGCAATATGACTTTTCCGGCCTGCCTGCCGCGCTGCTGATCCACTATGCCGGTTCGCGCTATGCGGCTCCGAAAGGCCCAGCCAATACGGCACAGGCGCGCACCATGGAATTTTCGCTTGTGCTCTTGGTCCGCTCGCTGCGCGGCGAAGGCGGCTCTTACAACCATCTGGAAGATATCCGCCTTGCACTTCAGGGCAGAGCCTTTGCCGGTGCCGGTCCTACCGTCATGAACCGCGACCAGCTCATGCAGGAAGCCGATGGCGTCTGGCGATGGGAAATCCGCATCGCGCTCCCGATCCCTGCCGTTGCCCGCAATGTCCAGTCACCCGCGCCGCTCATGCGACCGGCATTTTCAACCCTCTAGAGGAGCCAAGCAATGGCAAAGCAGCCACATAGTTCAACAATGGGCCGAAAGTCCTACCGCTATACCGGACCAGTGACGCCGCTCGACATCGAGGGCGAAAAGACCCGGATGCTGTTTCCGGGAGCGTCCTATACCGGCCTGCCGGAAGATCACCCAATCGTTAGCAATCTGATCGCCCGCAAACTGCTGATTGCCGAAACCGGCGCGGCGGAAGTGGTCGGCGGCACACTGTCTGAAGGAGCCTGACCTATGGCTGCAACTTTCCATCACGGCCCGGAGGTCGTTGAACATAAGGATGGTGTGACCGTTGTTCGCGACGTGAAATCCGCCGTCACCTATGTTAACGGCACGGCTCCTATTCAGGACGTGCATGACACGGCTGAAAAGCGCTCCGACTATATCAACAAGCGCGTTATCATCCGTTCCCGCGCTGAAGCCTCGGCAGCGTTCGGCCTGCACAAGGATGGCTACACCATCCCCGCAGCCCTTGACGCGATCTTCGATCAGGGCGACGGCGGCACGATCATCGTCAACAATGTGTTCGATCCTGACATCCACAAGGAAGATACGACACCCGATCCGTCCAAGGTGACGACACAGGAAATCAACGGCACGATTTTGCCAACTGGTGAAGCGACCGGCTTTTCCGGCGCTTATGAGTGCTACAACAAGTTCGGCTATTTTCCGAAGCTCATCATTGCGCCGGGTTATTCTCCGACAGCCACCGTTCGCACGGAAATGGACGTGGTGGCGAATCGCCTTCATGCGATTTCCATTGCTGATCTGCCGCTTGGCCTGACCAAACAGCAGGCGGTCGAGGCGCGTGGCACGACCGGCAGCGCCAATACATCCAGCGCCCGCACCGTGTTGACCTATCCGCATGTGGTGATTGAGGATACCACAGGTGCAACGGAAACCCGCCTTGATCCTCTGTCCTCGCGTCTTGCCGGTGTCATCATCGCGACTGACCTTGAACAGGGCTGGCATCATTCGCCGTCCAATCGTGAGATCAAGGGCATCGTTGATCTGGAAGTTCCGATCAATTTTTATCCGTCTGACTACCAGAACGACACCAACTTCCTCAACGAAGCTGGCATCGTCACGGCCATGCGCTCGTTTGCAACAGGCCATCGGACCTTTGGCAATCGCTCGGCAGCGTTCCCGACATCATCCCATGTCGAGAACTTCATTCATGCCCGCCGCATCCTCGACATGTCGCATGAGGCAATCATCTTCTACCTCATGAACTACGTGGATCGGCTTGGCACCCGGCAGAACGTTGAAGCGGCGGAAGAAGGCGTCAACGCCTATCTGCGCTCCAAGATCGGTGATGGCGTCTTCTACGGCGCGACCTTCCGGTTTGACCGCACCAAGAACACCGCCGAGCAGATTGCCGATGGCCGGTTCTTCTACAAGTTCGAGTGCCATCCGACCTCGGTTATGGAGCGCATCACCGTCGATTCCTATGTCGATACGAAATTCATCTCCGACGCGCTTTCGCTCGCGGCCTAATAGGAGGCTTAATCCATGGCACGTAAAATCGGACAGATCACACAGGCCGACTGCTACATCAACGAGGTTGATGTTTGCGGCCGTGTGGCTGAACTGGACCTTGGCGAGATCGCCCATGCCGAGGTCGAACACCAGACGCTGGGCATGATCGGCATTCTGAAACTGCCCGGTCGCCCGGTGCAGGCCATTGAGGGCAAGATTTCCTTTGAATGGCTGGATGAAGAAGTCAGCCGCACCATCCTCATGCCGACCAAGGTGCACAAGCTTCAGCTTCATTCCTATGTCGATATTTTCGATGGCGAGGGCCTGAACACCGAACAGTCGCACACGCTCGTCACCCATATCGGGTTTCAGATGATGAAGACGGGTGGTCGGACCGCCAAGCTTGGCGAGAACCTCGCCCAGGAGCATGACATTTCGATAAGCACCTTCAAGCAATCCGTCTATGGCGGCGACACGCCAATTATCGAGTTTGATGCGTGGAACAACATCTATCGCATCAATGGCGTAGACGTCTGGCCGCGTTAATTGCGCGGCTTTTCCTGATTTTCTAACGGAGACACATTATAATGGCTGAAAAGATCGAACTATCCGGCGTTCGCGCCAAGCTGAAAGCCCATAAGGACGCTAATTCCGGTGAGCGCACCATCACATTAAGCGAAAGCGGCATTTCCTGCACGGTGCCGAACTTTATCAATCACGGCCTCTGGATGAAGGCGCAGCGCGTTGCCAAGGGTGACACGCCAAAGGCGCAGGCGGCTTTCGTCTGCGAAGTTGTCCGCTTCGAAGGTGAAAAACTCACGCTGACCGATCTGGCCGAGCTTGTTCCCGCTGGCGATACGCTCCAACTCATCGGTGAAGTGTTCGGCGGCAAGGATGACAACGCCGAGGGGGAGTCGGGAAACGTTCTGAACTAAGCTTGTCGCATCCCGCCCAACATATCTTCCTTATTGAAAAGGGATGGGATCATGATAGGTTGCAGGCCATGGACGTTGAAGAGTTTCTTTTCTGGTATGAAGAAACAGTAGAACTCGAAGAGGCAAAAGCCGAAGCCATTCGCAAAGCCACTACCGACAAGTGACCGGACATCATGTCCGTTCATTTTAAATCGTAGATAATGCGACCTCTGGTGGGTATTCCGACCGGAGGTTTTTTTTATGCGCTTTGCGATGATTTTTGAGGGCATCGACCGCGCAACCAAGGTCATGAACAAAGTTATGGCTGCGGAAAAGAAAACTGCTGCCGCCGTTAAAGCTGGTTCAAAGACTACACAGTCAGCCGCCGATAACGCCACAAAAGCCACCCAGAAACAGACATCAGCCCTTGGCAAGCTCGCATCAGTTGCGCGTGGCGCATACAACGGTGTTGTCGCCGGTGCGCGTGCTGCCGGTCGGGCGACAGTCGCGTTGCACAAGCAAACGGTGGCGCTTGGGAAGAGCGGTTTCAGGCAGATTGAGACTGGTGCGAGAAAGACATTTAGGGGGATGGCAGTTGCTGCGGGATTAGCGGCGACCGCCGTTGGTGGCTCTGCACTAGCTGTGGAGCGTCAACAGGTTGTCTCGGTTGAGGCCGAGGCGACTGATTGGTGTTTTTGATTTTAGCCCGCTATGAGGTCGATGCCAATTGTACATATGTGTCCAGTTTGGCAGATGCGCTTTGCGTATCTGTGACGATGGGTATGCACGTGCATAGGCCCACTCCCGTAATGCGGTCTGAATGAAACGCTCGGCCTTGCCGTTGGTTTTTGGCGTATAGGGCTTGGTTCGAATGTGCTTGAGATCGAGCGCCTTGCAGGCCTTGGCGAATTCCTTGGCGATATAGCAGGCCCCGTTGTCAGTCATCACCCGCGTGACGGTGACGCCAAGGCTTGCATAGTAGGCGACGGCAGCTTTGAGAAAGGCTATGGCGCTGATGGCTTTTTCATCCGGGAATATGTCAGTGAAGGCGATGCGGGAAGCATCATCGATGCAGACATGGACATATTCCCAGCCGACCCCGCGCGCGTTGCTTTGTCCCGTCCTGTTGCCTGTGATCCGATGGCCGACGCGCTCGAAACGCCCAAGCCGCTTGATGTCGAGATGGATCAGGCCTCCCGGCTCGGCATATTCGTAGCGGATGACGGGTTCGACCGGGTCGATGTCTTTCATCCGCGACAGTTTCGCACGCCTGAGAATGCGGCTAACGGTGGCGGGAGAAACGCCGGTTTCCATGGCGATATGCTTACCGGTCAGGCGTTGTCTGCGAAGATAGAGTATCCGTTCGACAATGTCCTGGCCCATTTGACGGGGGCTGCGGGTGGGGCGCGACGAGCGATCCGTCATCGCCGCCCGGCCAGATATCCTGAACCGTTCGGTCCAACGAGAAACAATTTTCAGCGAGACCCCATAAAGGCGTGCAGCCTGCGCCTTCGTCAGCCTGCCGCCGAGAACTGCGACCGCCATTTCTTCTCGACGCAATGGCGTCAGTCGGGCATTCTTGTGGATGTTCATTCGGAGCAATCCTGGAAAACTGAGGTATGGTAACTCCAGTCTCCTCGATCCGCTCCGAATGGACAACCTCCTGAAAGCTCACAACTAGCGGCGGGTCAGTTACTCGATACGGCAAAGCAATTTGAAAGCTATCGGATTCAGCTTGAAACGCTGGAAGGCTCATCCGAAAAAGGCAAAAAGGCGCTCGATTGGATCACCGAATTTGCTGTGAAGACGCCTCTTGAACTCGATCAGGTCGTTGAAGCTTACCGGAACCTGAAAACATTTGGTCTTGATCCGACCGATGGCACTTTGATGTCTTTGGTCGATACAATGGCTGCGACCGGTAAAGGGTCTGAGCAGTTAGAGGGCTTGACGCTCGCCGTTGGTCAGGCTTGGACAAAGCAGAAGCTTCAAGGTGAAGAAGCGCTCCAGTTGCTGGAACGCGGCGTACCCGTCTGGGACATCCTTTCCAAAAAATACAAGAAGAATGCCGCTGAACTTCAAGAAATGGCTTCGAAGGGCGAGTTGGGCCGTGATGCTATTCGTTACCTTGTCGAAGAAATGGGACGCCGTAGCGCCGGAGCGTCAGATAAGATGTCGAAAACATGGGAAGGTATGACTTCCAACCTTTCGGATATCTGGCTCCAATTCAAGCTTGCCGTAATGGATGCTGGGCTTTTTGAATGGATGAAAAGCAAGCTTCAGCTTGTTCTCAATACCGTCAATTCGATGGCAGATGACGGCACTTTGCAACAGTGGGCCGAATATATCAGCACTCGTCTTACTCAAATTCTGAACGCGGCTTGGCAATTTGCTGTCCGGGTCTATGGCGTCCTCCAGCAACTTGGCACCTATCTGGTTGCAGCAAAGGATTATGTCGGCTCATGGGAGCGGCTTGCTGCCATTCTGGGCGCGTTAGCATTTGCGCCGGTCCTGATCTCGACGGCGGCTGGCATCGTTCAGATCGCGATGGGCATTACCATGTTGAGCGCGGCCCTGATGGCAAACCCGATTGTGCTTCTGGTCATGGCTATCGTCGCCGCCGCCGCTGCGATCTATATCTATTGGGGTCCGATCAAGGAATTTTTCATCGGCCTTTGGAACTCGATTGCAGCCGGTGCGTCAGCGCTTTGGGAAAAGCTGAAAAGCCTGCTCGGCTTCGATCCGCTATCGGTCTTGAAAACAGCCTTTTCATGGTCGCCTATCGGTCTGGTCATCCAGAATTGGGGCAGCATCCAGTCCACCATTCAGGGCTTTATCAGCGCCATTCCGGGCATTGTGACCGGCGCATGGGATTTGGTGAAAACCGCGTTCTCATGGACGCCTGCCGGTTTGATCATCCAAAACTGGGACGGCATTTCCGGCGCGGTATCGGCTGCGGTGCAAAATGCGTTCCAGGCTGTTGACGGCGTATGGACCTCAATTAAGTCGGTTTTCGATTGGGTGCCGACTGAAACGATCACCACTGCATGGGCTGGCATTTCTGACACCATCGGCGGTTTGATCGACGGGGCGACGGCGCGTGTTGCAAATGCATGGAACAAGGTGAAGTCGGTGTTCACCTTCAGCGGCGGCGATACTGAGGCCAATATCAGCGTGACTGATCCGGCCACCATTCAGGCGGCACAGATGGCGACCGCAGCGCTCAAAACCGATATGCAGGCCGTCGCCGCTATCGATACCGCTCCTGCCATGGGAAAGCTGGCGGCGCTGGAGGCATCAGCAAAGCAAGTTGGCGCGTCGGTCACATCATCTATCCGGCAGGCCGAAGCCTTCCTGAATAATGTCAGCTTCTATAATCAGGGTGTCGCCCTGATGGACACCATGGCGGCAGGCATTCGGGCGCGAGCGGCAGTCGTGACAGCGGAAATCCAGAAGATGGCGCAGGCGGTTCGCGATCACCTTCCGTCATCGCCAGCCAAGGTCGGGCCGCTTTCTGACATTCACAAGCTGAAATTCGCGGAAACCATCGCATCGTCCATCCGGCCAGCGCCGATGGTCAAGGCCATGCGGGGTGCGGCGGCGGCAACAATGGCCGCAGCAAGCATCACGGGCGCAACGGTCCCGGTTTCGGCCCAGCCTGTCGCGGGTGCTGCTGTTCGTTCAGAAGTGGCAGCGCGTAGCCAGTCTGCATCCATCGCTCAATCACAATCCGGTGGCGGGCTTCATATCGAATATAAGCCGACACTCAGCCTGTCTGGTGATGCTCAATCTGCAAAGGCCGATCTCAAAAAAGAGCTTTCAGCTCATGCGCGCCATATCGCCCAGCTCGTTGATGAAGAGCAGCGCAAACGCAGCCGGAGAAAGCCATGATTTATCTTTTCGGCTCCATTCCGTTAGGAATTGCGCCTCTGATTGGCCCGACTGCGCATTCCTATGATCGCGCTGCCACATTCGCGCAGCATGCCCCGACACGTGGCAAGCCGGTGTTGCAGGAGATTGGCGATGAACTGGATCGCAAGGAATTCAGCTTTTTCTTTTCCGAAGAGTTTTGCGAACCGGCAATCGAACTGGCGAAGCTGGAAGCCGCTTTCGCTCTGAAGTCGCCGCTTCCTCTGGTTCTCGGCAACGGCGTCTTTAACGGCAAGCGTTATGTGGTGGACAGCCTGTCCATCACCATTGTCAAAACCAGTCTGGTCGGCGTTCCGGTGCGGATTGAGGCAACAATCACGCTTCTCGAAGACCCAATTGCCGGGGGCTTGTTCTCGCTCATCACCTCCATCGCCAAATCCCGCGCCCCGGCCATTTCCAAGGGTGCTGCTCAAAATCCGCAGGTGAAGAAATGAGTACGAAACTGACCGGCGACTATTTTGATCATGTGACCGCGACCGGCGACCGCTGGGACTTGCTTGCCTATCGCTATTATGGCGACCAGTACAAGCAGACGGTGCTGATTGAAGCCAATCGCGATCTCTTCCTTGATGCGCTGGCCGTGCCGCCGCTTGTTCTGCCGCATGGCATCACGCTCAAAATTCCAGTCATTGCCGAAGAAGCCAGCAACGACGATCTGTTGCCGCCGTGGAAGCGGAATAACCCGGTATATGTGGGGCGGTGATGGCGACGAAACCCTATTTCTCGCTGATCTATCAGGACGTCGATATTTCGTCCGAAATGGACCCGCAAACCACGTCGATCAGCTATACCGACAAGCATCACGGCGAGATGGATGAAATCGAAGTTGAGGTACAGGACAAGGATGGTCGCTGGAAGGGCGAATGGTGTCCCGAACCCGGCGACGTGATGAACCTAACTATCTTTGACGGCAAAGGCGGCGTTTTGCCTTGCGGTGATTTTGAAATGGATGAGCCGGAAGCGTCGGGCAGTCGTGACGGCGATATCATGACCATTCGCGGTCTTGCCGCACCGATCTCGAAGCCGCTGCGCACCGAAAAGACCCGCGCCTTCGAAAAGCAGTCTTTGCGCGCCATTGTCAGCAAAGTGACCGGCGAAAATGGCCTGTCGCTGGAAGGCGATATTGAGAATCTCAATTTCGAGCGCGTGACCCAGCGCCGGGAACGGGATCTCGAATTTCTAACGCGGCTGGCCGAGGACACCGGGCATTATTTCACGGTCAAGGGCAAGCGGGCAATCTTCACCTCGTTTAAGTCGGTCGATGGCCGTGCCGCAGCGCTCGCGATCAGCCATACCCAGATCGGCACGATGCTTCTGGATTATCGCCTGAAATTTCAGACTTCCGAGACCTATTCAAAGGCGAGCGTCAGCTATCTGGATGCAAACAAGAAAGAACCGATCAAGTCAGAGGAAGATGACGCCCAGGTCAAAACCGGCGACACGTTAAAAATCTCTGGCGAGCGCACCGAAAGCCCCGCCAATGCCAAGGCGTTGGCGAAATCCCGACTGCATTTCAAGAACCGGAAAAGCCGATCCGGCTCAATCTCTCTTGTGGGCGATGTGCGCGTTCTGGCGGGCGTCACGGTCGATATGACCGATTTCGGGAAATATTCGGGCAAGTACCTGATTGACACATCCACCCACCGAATGAGCCGGGACGGCTATACATCAGAAGCGGAGATTATCGATGCGCGCGGGAAATGAATTTAGCTCCAACAGTTCAAACAAGCGCGGGATCGTGGTTGATCGCGATCCGACGAAGATGCGGGTCAAGGTCCAGTTCGTGGATGAGGATGAAACGGTTTCCTTCTGGGTCGACGTGCTGGCAAAATCGTCCGGCAAGACCAAAAGCTTCCTGATGCCGGATGTTGACGACGAGGTATGGTGCGCTGTCGATATGAAGGGCGAAGACGGCTGCGTCATCGGCTCCAAATATAATGACAAGGACGCGCCGCCCTTCAGCGGCAATGACGACATGGGCGCGACCTTTCCGGGTGGCTCCATCCATATTGACCGCGAAACCGGCGCGATCACCATCAACACATCCGGTGCGATTTCTATCACCGGCGCAAGCGGACACCTGAAGTAATGCCGCGCATCGTTCGTCTTGGCGACACATCCTCCCACGGCGGCACGGTGATTTCGTCCGCTTCAAAATGGCGGTGCGAAGGCGCGTTGATTGCCCGGAAAGGCGATCTGCATTCCTGTCCGATTCCCGGCCATGGGGTGACGGCCATTGTTTCAGGGGCTGGGAAATATCAATGCGAAGGCGCACCGATTGCGCGTGAAGGAGATACATGCGGATGCGGCGCGGCTTTGATCTCTGGCGCGTCGAAGTGGGAATGCGAATAGGCAGACTTGCCTTTGCCGGTTATTCCGGCTAGTTTTGACACACCTTCAGCAATGACCGGACATCATGTCCGGTCATTTTTGTGATCGCCGCCCGATAGCTTGGCGGCATGATCGACAAAGACAAAATCCGCCACCGACATTGGTCCCTGAAGGTCAGCCGCATTGACCCGGAAACGGGCATTGCCGCCGATACCTACGGCGCTATCGTTACCGCCATTGACGATCTCAATCAGTCGATAGCCAACATTATCATGACGCCGAAGCGCTCGGTTCCGACCGAACCGGAAAAGGGCTGTGATGTGGAAGGCGCTATCGACAAGCATCCCGACATTGGCATTCCGCTTCTGACCCGCGAAATCTGGGACGCGCTCACGATCTGGGAGCCGCGCATCGTGGTCGAGAAGGTCGAAGTGGTTTTGGCACAGTTTTCGCATTTCAGGACGCGGGTATTCTGGCGTCCGGTCGAAAGCGTTATTGCCGATCAATATGTGACGGAGGTTCAGTATAATGGCTGATCCCGTCAAAAGGACGCTTGAACAGCTTCGCGCCAATGGTGCACCGGACTTTTTCGAGCGCGATCCGTCCAAGCTGAAGGCGCTCTTTAAACAGGCTTTTGAAGAGGTTTCAGGCCGCACACTTTATCCGGCACAGACGGAAATGTTTCTGATCGAAGTCGCCAGTTATGCGCTTTCGATCCTGCATGAAGCGGCGCAGACCGCCACGCTCCAGAATACCGCCGTTTTTGCGGATGGCGTTCATCTGGAAAATCGCGGCACCAATGTTTCCACCTTTCGGCTTCTGGCGCAGCCCGCCACGACCGATATCCGCTTTGAACTGACACAGGTTCGCCTAATCGATGTTGCGGTTCCGAAAGGCACACGCGTGGCTTCCGGCACGGCTGTCATCTTCGCCACCGATGCCGATCTGATCATTCCGGCCGGAATGACGGCAGGCGTCGTTCGCGCAACGGCGCAGACGCCGGGAGCCGCATTCAACGGTCTCGGCGTGGGAGCGGTTTCTGATCTGCTCGATCCGGTTGCCTATGTCGCCAGCGCCCGCAATGTCACCACCATTGCGGGCGGCACGGATGATGAAGAGCTGGAGCGCTTCCGCCTTCGCGTGGTCAATGCGCTGTTCACGATTGCCAAGACCGGCCCGCGCAACGGTTATCGTGAACACGTCATGGCCGTCGATCCCGAAATTGTCGATGTTGCTCCCATCCGCCCGGAGCCGGGATACATTCACATCTATCCGCTTATGAAAACCGGCCAGCCAAGTGCAGCCCTGAAGGATGCGGTGCTTGCCTATCTCGATCCAGAGACGCTGCGCGCCATGGGCGATTACGTTACGGTGCATGATCCAGTCCGCGTCGGTTTCAGCTTCACCTTGACCGTCCGGTCGCTGGAAGCGATTGCCGGTCTGGAAGATTTGGTGCGGGCAACGGCGGAAGCCGCCTTTCATCCATGGACGCAGGAACTTGGCGCACAGGTCGCGCCTTCGGTTATCGTTGCTGCCGTCAAGGCGCTTTCCGGGGTGTCTGATGTCGATCTCGACGGGCTGGAGTTCACCGATCTGCCGGAAACTCACTATGCCGGACTGGATGAGCTGACTATTCTGCTGGAGGTCCGGGCGAATGTCTGATCCGTTCATCCCGCTTGAGCTTGTTCCTCCCGGCGTCAACGACCGGCGTTCCCGCGATTTTGTCAGCGCCTTGAGCGCGGTTCTGGCCGACTTCCAACCATCTGCGCTAATGATTCAGGATGCGTGGACGGTTCCAGCCTCGCTGCTGCCGACAATGATTGTCGAGGCGGGGCTGTCCGAGTTCGTATCGACCAATATGCGGGAAGACTTGCTCCGATCGTTGATCGCCCACGCGCCAGAAATTCATGCCCGCACAGGAACAGTGCGTGGCGTCAAGCTGGCGTTAGAAGCAATCGGCATTTCTGCCCGCTGGACGCAGTGGTGGCAGGAAGAACCGAAGGCGTACCACAACACGCACAAGATCGTGTTGTTCTTGTCCGATACCGTCATCAATGGCCATGCGCCGCTCGATCTTGCCAATCAGCGCGCCGCCGCCCGCGTCATCAACGCGACCAAGCGATGGAGCCAAGATATTGCCATCCAGTACGGCCTGCGCGGCCTATCCAACATTTATGCCGGTGCCGCCTCAAGGCGTGGTCGCACGGTGCGTATCAACGCGCCGCAGCTCGGCTCCGACAGTTTCATCATTCCGTCCTATGCGGGAACCGGCGCGCGTGCTGTTCGTGAAATCCGCATCAACGCTTTATCCACATTCGGGGTCTGATCATGGCGCAGAACTATTTTTCTATCGTCACTCATATTGGCCGCAACAAGCTGGCTTTGAGCGCTGCCGGTGGTGCGGCGGTGACAATCACGCATTTTGCTATCGGTGACGGTAACGGTGCCGAGGTTAACCCGACCGCTGCCAGTACGGCGCTTGTTAGAGAAGTCTGGCGAACGCCGGTTGAAAGTGTCGTGATCGATCCCCTGAACCCATCCGCTGTTCTGGTTACATCCATCATCCCGACCGCTGTCGGTGGCTGGTGGATGCGCGAATTCGGCATTTTCGATGTGGACGGCGATATGGTTGCGGTTGCGAAGCCTGTTTCGCAATACAAGCCGACCGCGCTTGAAGGCCAGCTTGAAGACATTCGCTATGAGTTTCAGATCATCATTGGCGAAACCGCCAATGTGACGATGCTTGTCGATCCGTCCGTTTTGCTGGCGAGCCGGGATTTTGTCGAAAAACGGAAAGTGCCAGTGGCGCAGCTTTCTCTAACGCCATGGGTGCCAATCAAATCCATGACGGTAATCGCGCCACCTACCAATCCGGCAGCATGGGACACCTATATTATTCCGACGGACGCAACCGGCGCATGGGCTGGTCAGGCACAGAAATTGGCCGAATGGAACGGCAGTGCATGGAACATCGTTACGCCGCCTGAAGGCCACGGCGTAAGCCTGCCTAACGGGCGTGTCTTTGAACGTGTCGGCGGTGCCTACATTGAAAAGCCAGCTCTCGATGCGCAATCAGGCAAATGGAACTATGCGGCGGCGACCGGAACAGCCAATGCGCTTGTCGTCAATCTCGATCCCGCGCCACAGTCGATGCCCACCGGTATGAAAATCCGGGTTTTGGTCGCCACAACCAACACTGGAGCGGCAACTATCGCAGTTAACGGCGCTGCTGCCGTGGCTATCCGATACGCTGATGGTTCTGATCTGTTTCCGGGTGAACTGGTTGCAGGGCGAACCGTTGATCTCATTCGACAACCTAACGGCGTATGGACCGTGTTGACGCCGACAGAAGGCTTCCTTCGTTTGACGACAAAGGGCGCACGTGACAGCCAGATCAACGTGCCGCTTGCATCCGACATTGGCACCACTTCCACCGTTTGCGCCCAGGTGACAATCACAGGGGCGACCTACATTGAAGCAACTGGCGCAGGCTCCATCGTCAATATCGGCAGCACACTTGGCGATACAGTCCTTTATATGGATATTTTCGATGTTGCCGCCAACGCAACAATTATTACCGGACCACAGGCAGCGGCATCTTCGGTCAATAATGAGAAAGCTGCCGTTTACAACCGCGTCATTGGCCGTGGCTTCGACAAAAGCAAAACCTATCGCGTGAGAGTGCTGGCATCGAAAGCCAGCAATTTCGGGCAGGTAAATATTGCCAACGTCAACATATTTGCGATGCACGATTAAGGGGATTTAGAGATGACGCGCATCTATTACACACTCGACGGCGGTACTGTTGCAGGCTACGAGCCGCTGCCTGAAGGGGCGAGGAAAATTACAGAAGCGCAGTATCAGGCGTTGCTGGCAAATCCGCAGGGAGGCGAAATCCCGTCACTGGCCGATATTAAAAGACAGCTTGCAAAGCAGGTGGACGCTGCGGCTGAATCGGAACGCCTGAACTATATTACGCCGGGCAATGGTCAGGCTATGACCTATCAGCAAAAGGTGGCCGAGGCGCAGGCGTTCAAAGTCGCCATCAATCCACAGCCAGTAGATTATCCGACCCTGTCATCTGAAGTTGGTATTACTGCGGACACACTGGATGAGATCGCCAATATCGTTCTTTCCGCTTTTGCTCAATGGCAGCAGATCGGTGGAATGATCGAAGGCATCCGCCTCGGTGCCAAGCGCGACATTGATGCAGCGCAAGACGAAGCTACTGCCCGCGCTATCGTTGATGCCATCGTCTGGCCGTCCGCACAGGTGCAGCCATGAAGCGCGTCGAAGTCTACGAGGCTAAGGACGGTTCGCTTCATAAGGATCTTGATCGGGCCTATGCCAGCGAGATTCATGCCTTGCTGCCGAAATCGGAAGTCAATCCGAACGCCAAGGTTCTCGACTGGAACGAATGCCTGCGCATCGTTGAGCATGTCGAGATCATTGCGCCGCTTCTCATCAACTATCTGGAAAAGCGAGACCAAAAATGAGCGACGACATTACCAGTGAAGCCCAAACCATTGCCGTTGGCCAATTGCGCGCCTTCATTGAGCGTATCGAACGCCTTGAGGAAGAAAAGAAAACGCTGGGTGACGACATTAAGGAAGTCTATGCCGAGCTGAAAGGCAGCGGCTTCGACAGCAAAGTCGTTCGCACCATCATTCGTCTGCGCAAGAAAGAAGACTACGAGCGTCAGGAGGAGGAAGCCATGCTTCAGCTCTATATGGACGCGTTAGGGATGGGATGACGGACGGCCACGTCAATTCGTGGTAGCGAAGAAGCCTGAATGTCCGCCATTCAAGCCTCGCTTTAATAACTATCGACTCACTTCATACAGGTGTTACGTAATGCGCATCCTCACATTTGAAGAAGTTTGGCGCATGATCGAAATCGACGGACAAACATTTGCGGCTCTTACCTTTTTAAGCGGGTGCATATCAGATTGGCGGCTTCAGATTCAGCTGATCCAGAAGACCAGTATTGCTCCTGTTCAATTCTCGCTTGATACCAGAGCGCAGTTCTTGAAAAGCCTTGAGATTATTGAAGCTACTGCAAAGCGCCTAGATATCATGAGTGCTGCTATAGCCGCGCGGCGGGGCTTCGACGAATGCCTTAACTTGCTGTCCGCTCCTATCAACTACGATGCGCATCGTCTGGGTAGGATTGTAGCTTATGCGGAACAGACGGTATTTCCGTTCATGGATGAATTACAGGCGCGCATCTTCTTTACGATGCCACCTGCACACGCCTCTTTCTTCTCAAGCGACGCTCCTTTTGGAGAAACTATCGTAGATGCTTTTCCATCCGCTTCTTATGACATTGTTGAAGCTGCAAAGTGCCGCGCTTTGTCTAGGTGGACAGCCTGCGTCATGCATCTGATGCGTGTGTTGGAAGTGGGATTGCGAGCACTTTCACACCATTACAATGTTGATGGCTCCCAGAATTGGAATACAATTCTTAATCAGGTTGAATCCAAAAGTAGGGAAGTTGGAAAACGGACGCATGGAGAAGATGGGGAAAAGTGGGCTGCAGAAGCCGCGATCCATCTTCGCTTCATCAAAAATGCCTGGCGCAATCATGCGATGCATTCGCTGGAAAAGTATGATGAAGAGCGAGCCGTAATGATCTTCGACAACACTCGGCTATTTATGCAGCACCTGTCTCTAAAATTAACAGAGAACAATCAATGGTAG